TATTGGGCTCAACATCATCTACCCAATCTAATAATGAACTACTGTCGGAACTTGGTAGCACTGACATATCTTCTCCTTAACAATTTGGAAATAGTGACGGTTGTAATGAGAAGGCTTCCGGTATTTGAACGACCGTCAAAAATCCTGCAATTGTAACTCTAATTTCTACAGCAACCGCGTCGCTTACTAATATAGCATTTGTGTCAGTAGCCGTTAAAGCTACCGAGAACTTACCACCGCCGGCATTGATTATCGTTACCTGACTTAAAGAAAGCTTTTTATGTAAGCATCCATTTGGATAAGTTATGTTTGTTACGGTAGGAAAAACAACGTCAATCTCCGTTGCGCCAGTTAGGTCAAAAGAATCACCAGTGTTTTGATCTGCTAATCTAAAGTTTAAGTTTCTATCTTCACCTTGATAAACCAATACGGCTGCAATTTGTTCTAATGACATTGATTTACCCCTCTACGTTTTGGTCTGTAACTATACCCAGTATATTATCATTATTAGTGTAAGATGTTATATTGTCGTCGGGCAACACAAAACCAGTGATTGCCGTTGCCCCTGATAAAATTGAAGGACTTTGCTGTCCCTTGTACAAAGAAATTCTTAGAGTTTGCTGTTGAGCCTCACTCGGGGAAACGATCATTGCGAAATACTCACCTTGTGGATCTGAACTGCTTGTTATGTAATCAAAATAATATCGGCCACTAAAAGGAGTCGGACATTCCATCATGGGGAAAACGCCAGCAATACTATTGTCCGGTTTAAGGATAGCAGCTTGCACGTCTGTGAGTCCCGTGCGGAAACCCACAGCCTCGTAAAGAACCCGATAAGGCGACGCAATAAATCCCACTTATCAAACCGCTCTGCCGCCGGTATATAAATTAGCTCTCAAAAAAGTAGAAATTTGATGCAAGGAATCCGATCCAGCGACAAACCCAGAACCCTCTACATTATTTGTAACGTCTGACTGTAGTGCTGTCACCTGAGAAGATACGCCCGTAATTTGTGAACGCGCTCCGGTAACATTACTATTAATAGCAATTAAACCATTAGTTGCATCTGTTACTTCTGATTGAATTGAATTAACTGTGGTTTGAACCGACAAAAGAGTAGATTGCTGAGCAAGCCCTGCAACAGAAATTGCATCAACTACAACTGTAGTAGAAGTTCTGGCTGTTGCCGCTCCGCCTATTGAATAAGAAAACTTAAATAATAGTTCTTCATCCACTGCGCTAGAAGTTAATGTTACGTCAATGTGGTATTGACCTAGAGAATCTCTAACCATTGGGGCTGAACCGCCGGATGCCCCTGTTAAATAAGAGCTTCTATCTGTTCCTGATACGTTAACCAAAGTTACTACAATTGAATTACTGTCTGGATCAATTAATGCATTGCTTTCATTGTAAATAGAAACTGGCACCCTATAAACATTAGCACCAGAGCTAGGCTTAGCTAACTGTGATGGAATCGGAATAGAAAATCCCGCGTTGTTTTTAATTGAATTAATAGCTGCTAATATATTAGGCAAACTTGAAGTAGCAGTTTCTAAATCAACTCTAATTGCGCTTGTATCTGTTTTTACAGAAGTAATGTCCGCTTCTAAATCATCTGAATTAGCAACCGTTAGCTCTTCACGAAATGGCGCTGCAGCGGGCTGAGTAGCAGAATCAATATATCCTTCTAATACGTTGGTTTGTCCCGCGATTACACCGTAACCAGTAAGCACAGTTGCGGTTAATAATAATTCATATAGTCCCGGTGAATTGGTTGCATCTAATTCGGTTAAAACTACTGCGTTAGTGCCAACGGCCTTGGCTACACCATTTAAGTATATTTGGGCTTTAACGTCTGTAAGGCCCGTCGTTTTGTTTTTTGACTGATATAAGAATCTCACTGGTTTTTGAACTGACATTTTAATCTCCTATTAATTTGTTTTTAAGCTGTGCGTCCGAAGTTCTGATCAAAGCCATCTACATCCACTGTTTCACTACCCGGACCGTATGCGTTTACTCCTGATACTGTTAATATAGTAGAGTAAGTTGCATCTGTGTAAACAGATTTTTGCACAAGATAGGTTTGCTTAGTACTATTGGCTGGGAAAGTAACCCTACCAAAATAAGTTCCACCAAAAACGTGTGTCATTGTTATGGCTGATCCAAACAATACCGGTGTTCCTGTTGTTACGTTGTAAATCTTCATAGCTATAAAAAGTCCAGTGGCTCCGTCACCGGCTGAATATTCATAAGGTATTGGTGTGCCTGACTGTACAACCGTAGCCATTATTGACCTCCAGGAACTATAAAGTTAACTTGTCCGGTTGCGGTATTAACTAAAAGGTTTGGTAAAATTAAATTAGTCCATAAAGAAGACAATTCAGTGGCTAATAGAATTATGCTATTAGGATCTGCGGCTGGATTGTTTAATGTTAAAATTGTAATTAACTGAGATTGCAGCCATTGTTGCGGTGTTAAGCTCATAATAACCTCTCGTAAACTAAGGATACGTTGGCCGTGGTTACTGTATTAGCACTGGTCGAGCACCATACTTCTAAGGCATTTGTGCCATTTAATGTTGTAATTATTGTTTTTGAAAAAGGAATTCTTTGTGAACCAGAACTTAAAGTTCCACCTGCAAATGGCATCGTTTTTAACTGGCCGTGTGTTGTAGACGAGTTGTTACTTTGAAAATGCAGAGTTACCACTGTTCCTGCATTTGTTGAATTAATATCACCTGACATTGAAATTAGATAATTTCCAGCGGGAGGAGCCGCTATACTTACGCCCGTAATAACTTGATCGGTAGTGGTGCAAGTAAAGTTAGAATCATTGTATGCACTATTATTGCTTATACCACTGACTAATTTACCATTTGTATCAGCAGATAATGGAGCTCCTGTTATGGATCCAAATACGACTTCTCCAATAAATTCACTTGGATTTCTAATAGCTGCATGACAATCAAAACTTAATGCTAACAATATAAGCAGCTTGATCATTGAAACTCCTGATAATTTAATTGTGAGCTAACCGCTGAGATTGCATTAATAGCACCTCGATAAAATGAATATTCGTCCATCGTAAATACTCCGCCTGGCAAAAGCGCTATGCCAGAACCCAATACAGCTGAAACGCCAAAGCCTAGATAAATTGTATTAGAAGAAATGTTGGTAATAGCTAGACCAGTTCTAGAGGCATTTGCTGCCAATAGAACGGTTGTAGATGTTCCGATTGTAACTACGCCCGGAGCATTTGCATTGAGGGCTGTTTTTGTTGCTACTGTACCAATAGAGTTAACGCCAGGGGGCAGTGCTGAGTTAAGAAATATTGCGCCAACACCTTGTGCTGATTTAACGATCACAGTAATAGAATCACCAGACGCAAATGCTGAACATCTAGCCCTAAAATAGCCACTACCAGCTAAGTTTCCACGATAAAAGAAAGATCCTGGACCAGATACCGAAGTACCTAAAATCGAAATACCCGTACCTGTACCTGTTTGCCTTCCGTTAACAGCGGTCCACGTAACGGCGTCATCTGAGACCTCCCAAGTAATTGTAGATCCCGCGCTAAATGTTCCACCTATTTGAATAGACCAGCTTGAGCTACCCGGAGTCGGGGTAATCTGGACTGTTTGTCCAGCGGCGGTTAGTGTTCCTGTATTAGATACATCCAAACCCGTGCGTGGATCTATAGCGGCGCCGCCAACTATTATTTGTGTATTCGCTGGAGCGGTAAGCGGATTAATATTGTATTCGTCTAGCCCGCGCTTTGTGCTTATTAAGTCACTTGTTAAGCCATTACCCACTGAGTCATATAGATATGAAAACTGAGTGCGAAGCGGAGGAGTATCGGCATAGGCAGGATTACAGCTAGATAAAAGTAAGCACATACCAAAGATTATATTTTTCATTTGTCCCCAGATTTTTCTTTTTCTTTAGGCTTTTTAACCATTCTTGTAAGCTTTGTCTTTTTCATTTGTTCATCCTTCTTATACAAAAGTTAACTAGGGCCTCTGACACTTTCAAGGTAAATCCAAAATCTAAAAGATGCTCTATTGCTAGATGTCTACCTTTTGCCCTTACTGTTGCCATAATATGAATCTTGGATTCTGGACTAAAATCGCAGTAATGTAAGTTATCCAATTGATAGTACTCTTCGTCTTCAATAGACATTGGACGGCTCGTTTATGTCGTTAAACCTTTGCTCTATAATGTCTAAAATATCCATTCCCTGCTGTGGCTCTTGTGGTCCTTTTTCATCATAATCATCATGTGGAGCTTGATAAGGGTTTGCATCTTTGGCTGTATTGTCTGGTCTAGTTCCCTCATCAAATAGGTCTAGCTTTGACATAGAAACAGATGCGAAGGGTTTTTGGCTAGCTTTACGCGCCACGCTGTTAGCCTGAGCAAACTCGTCATATTGACCAATTTTCTTAGTGCGCTGGGTTTGATCTTCGATTGCGATTATGTGGTATTTTTTGTCAGCTTCGTGGACTTCAACGCGTCCCCATTTAGTATGAATAGCGCCTTTTAATGACATCCGATTGTCTCCTAAAAAATAACTCCAGATCCGTGACCGGATATTGGAGCATATACTGGACCAGTCTTCCTTAGCTTGTCCAGAGCTTGCGTTTCAGCATCAACCCTATCATCGTGTGCATCGCTTGGGAAGTTGCATATTTCCGAAACATGTTCTTTTATCCATGGGGCTATACTTGGGTCTGGATACCAGACGTTGCCGCCTTCATACTCTGGAGCTACTGCATTTAATCTAGATACCTTATCACCGCGTGGCTCAACTTCAATAAAACCGCCGATCCTATCCCTTAGTGTTTGCACAATGGCTGGACCATTGGCCTTAGCCTCGACATATTTTTTATGTGCCTGAGGAAAGGCCCTGGTTAAATCTATTACTTTTTGAACGGCTATTGGAAAAGAAAACCTGCCCCTAACTTGATACAATAGATATTTATTAGGTCCGACTCGGCCATATACGGAACCCACAGTATAGTCGGATCCATTCTTATCTTTAGTGGCAAAATCCCATGACTGAATCATTTCATCAAACTTTGGCGGAACTGATTTGTAATACTTAATCCAATCGGCTTTAACAATATTACCGCCATCCGTTGTTGGTCTTTGCATATATAAGGCTTCCCAGTCTCTCGTGCCTATAGATTCCCGTGTGGATTCCATCCACTTAAGATTGAACTTGCTCTCCCATAAAGGCTCACCAATTAACCTATGGTCCAATGGATTGTCTAAGTTATCTCTAATCGCCGGAAGAACCAATACATTCCATTGATCGGCTATAGGATTAGCTTTTGATAATCTTAATAATCTGCCCGCTAAGTCGTCATCATGCCACCTAGTAAGTGTGAGTAAAATAGAGGCATCTCCCTCTAAACGAGTTCTAATTGTCGAAGTATAAAAGCTCTCCATAGTATCACGAAAGTTCTTAGAGTCCGCATCCTGCCTGTTCTTAACCAAGTCATCTAGTAATACCCAGTTACCACCACGACCAGTAAATGAACCGCCCACCCCGGCTGACCTATATGATCCTTGTGGGTAGATTTTCTTACCCTCAAACTCATAAGGCATTAACTCATGTTCACTAGAGTTTCTAGCATACGGGCTTTTGGTTCCTTCGGGCGTGATTACTGAATTAGGAAATATCTCGTGATACTCGGGCTTATCCATTATTCTTTGGCAATCAATCGTCATATCGCTGGCTAACTCGGCATTGTATGATGCAGCCAATATCTCATCATTTGGATATAAACCGTGTATCAAAGCTGGAAGCCGTCTTGACGTTAACTCACTCTTTCCGTGACGCGGCGGAGCGAATATCATTAATCTCTTAATCTTGCGTTTTATAAAGTCATTAAGTTTTTGGCCCATGACTGAATGATGCCAGCTTATTTGATAGTCCGGCATGGTGTATTTGGTGAAGGCTAATATGTTTCCGCTTCTTGCCCGCTGTATTAGCTCTTGCTTACGCTTGAGATTGTATTCTTCAATCTTCTTGTTGTTCATCGGATTCTGACTCAACGATGTATAACATTTCTTCGGACTCTAATTTCAATCTAGCTATGCGTTGTTCTTTGGTTTCGATAGAAAGTACCACTGGTTTATCTTCCTTACCGCTGTGCTCAAGTTCCTTTTTATCTCTCCACTCTTGGGGGAATCTATTCTTCATATTAAAAATCCACACACTGGAGTTTAAAGACTTGGACTTAACCTTCTCATCGCCACCCATTGTTACGTTTAATATGTGATTCTTACCCAATTTTTCCCAATATTTTCTGCTCAGATCCGTTCCTATCTCTTTGGAGTTTAGAAAGTCTGGATGACGCTCCGCCCAAGAATACAGGGTTTTTTTAGTGGACATCACTTCGGCGGCAAAAGATTCGAAGCTATATCCTTCCGCCATGTGCTTAATAAGCATTTCACAGAATCTTGGTTCATAATCAGTGGGTCTACCAAAAATATATCCTATTGGTTTTGGTTTTACGGTTTCTACACTTTTTGATGTTTTTTTGGTGGTGGGCTTTTTGCTCATAGTTGTTTCAGTGTGCTACAGCTTTATTAGTTTTGGCAAGATCTGTGTATAAAATAGGAGATGGCTCTTACTTCCCCTCCATGAGTTTCGGAGCCATACCTTGAATACGCTGATTGCGTTAATTAAGTGTAACTGATTTTTTTCTAAGAATGCTAGGCTTTTGTATAGAATCCAGGCGATAAATGCTGAATGTTATGTCCACGTATTCTGGAAGACCATTGGGACTTATCTGCTTATTTAAAGCCCCACACCAGAACCACTTGTCATCTATACCGAGTAATTGCTTTAGTACGTCACACAGCGCCTTGGGTCTATTGAAGGTGTCGTTGGATTTTGGATTTCCGTCTTTGGTGATTATAGTTTCTTGATGAAAGTTATAAAGCTGATCAACTTGCAAATAGTTCCACGGGGAACATTTGTTTGTAAGCTCTCTAACCATGTTTAACTGTTCTTGATTCATTAAAGCCCAAGCGCCAACGTCTGCTTCATAGTCTTTGTATATCTTAGACTTAAAGGTCTGCTTGGTCCTATAGTTCATGCCTTTTAGCTGATTATCTGGCGGAGGCATCGGAAATGATTTAATGGTTATTTTTTCCATTTAAGAAACATAACCTATTGAATTTATTTAATTCAAATGTTTTTATTTAAATATCAATCCTTTTAGACACTGATTTCAAACAATCATGTGCTTTTTTGCCTAAATCAAAATCTACTGGTTCGATGTCATCTATATAGTAATCCTGATTTGCATAAAACTCTAGCGCCGCCTTCATCTCTTCAATCAAAGAAGCCATTTCAATAATGTGACGAGACAAATGAAATTCTATTGCATCGTCGTAATCATTATCTTCTTTTAATTTACAGAGCTCTTTAGCCAAATCTCTAATCTTTGAAAGCTTAGTCATCAATCACCACACTAGTTAGATATAATAAATTAAGGCATCTTTGCTCTTCTTCACCATAATCATAAGCATAAACAGCATTAGCAGCAGCATAAACAGCAGAAGCAGCATTAGCAGCATCAGAAGCAGCATAAGCAGCATAAGCAGAATTAGCAGCAGCATAAGCAGCATCAGCAGCAGCATAAAAAGCATTAGCTGAAGCATAAGCATCAGCAGCAGCAGCATAAAAAGCAGCATCAGCAGCAGCATCAGATGCATCAGAAGCAGCATAAGCAGCAGAAGCAGCATCAGAAGCAGAAGCATCAACAGATTTTCTTTTTTTTAAAATTAATTCTTTTTGCTCATTAGATAAACTTTCA